ACCCGCCGGCAATCGCCGTAGTGGATCAGCCAGCCAGAACACCAGCGGCAGCCCCGCCAGTGCCCACGGATTGCCGTTGTACAGGCACAGCGGAGCGAGCGCAGCAACCGCCAGCCAAAAGCGCCTGACGGCAATCCAGATGGTGCCATCGCCACGCAAGCATGCCGGCGACCGGAAGAACCACCACCAAGCCAAGACCAGGACGACGCCAGCCCACTGGTAATCAACCAGAAGCGGTGCAGGCCCAACCAGCAACGCGAGTGGCCACCAGCGCCGATGCTGGATGCAATGGACGCATGCAGCTGCGAGCGCGAACGAAAGCAGCACGTTCACCGGCAGCCAGTAGCCGAACGCCAAAGCATGCGCCGGCTGCGCAATGACGCCCCACAGCGTCAGACGACGCAGCGACTTCAGCACATCGGCACCCGGCTGCGCGAGGTTGTAAGCCATGACCAGGGCGAACATTGGAAACGCAATGCGGCCGAGTTCCGAGGCCAAGGGAACGTAGCCACCAGCAAACACCTTCGCCAGATGATCGCCGGTCATCAAAACCAGCGCGATCCACTTCAACAATTCGCGGCCGTTGCTGGTCATCACATGCTGCTTGTGGGCGGCGTGACCGAGCTGCTAGCCGAGTAGCTGGGTGATTCCGGGAACGTCCCCATAGAACGCTTGCTGCGCCCAATCGCGACGCCCGGCATCACCCTCGCCTGCGGCTGCCCCTGCTCCGGCTGCATGGAGGCTTGCTGATGCTCCTGTTGCTGGCGGTACGGATTGTAGGGTTCGCCGCGGCGCGCGACGTGCCGGCATGCGTGAATTTCCAGTTCGTAATAGCTGCCTTGCTCCGTGATGCAGGTGCAGGTGTGATCCTGATGCTCCCCCGAAGCATCCGGGCCGGGATTGCTCGACATGCAGAACAGGCGAGGATCAGCCGTAACCTGCCGCTCATCGAACACCGGAGCGGTCCAGGGCATCGTAACGAACCGGGGCAAATGCTGCTGCGTGTAGTCCGTCTTGTCGCGAAAACGCGGCTTTGCTTCGCTCCCCTGCCCCGCACTTCCGGCTTGGCTCGACTCGGCTAGCGCCGAGTTCGAGCCGGCGCCGGAATACTTCGCTGCCATGTTCGATGGCTTGAGCGAACGGTAGGCGAGGAATGCGCAACCAGCGCCGGCAACAAGCAGCACCGGCAGCATCAACACGCGAAACGGAATCTTGCGCTTGATCGTGTGAAGCGTTGCGCTCTTGTAATCGCCGAAATGCTCCTTCGGGAGCATGCGGGTTTTCTTGATCGCCGCCTCACGCTTAGGCTGCGATTTCACGTCCTCGCACAGTTCCTGCCAGGTGAACACGTCAATCAGCTGCGTGCCGAACCGGCGAACAACGTGATGATGATTCTGGATCAGCGACCGGGCGAACGGGTACAGCTGCACCGGCATCTGCGTCGTCCACACAAAATCGATGCCACGATGCCGATGCTCAGCCAGTGCCAGGACATGCGGCGGCGTGGACTGGCGCGTAGCGTCATGCAAGTGGCCGAACCACTTCCATGCTTCATCTACAAAGATCAGGGAGCCATCCGGAATGCGATGCGCATGCAGCTTGCCATCGCCGTGGCAGTCACACGTTGGCTCGCCGTCCGGGTCGTGATCGTTCCACTTGCGTGGATCGTCCAGGACCGTGGCGACGCCTTCTTTCAGGCCGTCGATACCAGCCGCAATGATCGGTCGCTGTGCAGCTTCCGCCTCCTGCATCAAACGCTCGACCATCAACAGCGTTTTGCCATTACCCGGCAGGCCCGTAAACAGTTCGATAGGCATCAGGGCTTGGCTCCGTATCCCTTTTTGAACAGGTAGAGACGGCCAGCCATGATCGTGTGCTTGGTAACAACGGCCGAAACGATCATAGTCAACGCCTTGTCGAAATTGAGCATGCCTGCCCAGTTCATCGCCACCGCGCCGAGCTCGCCGCCACCACCGCCCGAATTGGCGAAGTTCTTGAGCTGATCTAACGCCGGCCCCATCACCAGTTTGATGGTGCCGAAGTTGATACCCATCCACACCATCGCGGACGTGATGAACAGCCCCAGCCGGCTTTTAAACAGCCAACCAATACCCCGGATGATCTGCGGCCAGAACGCGCGGAACGCTTGCCCCAGCGCAGCCAGAATCGTAGGGACCAATGCAGCAAGCCATGCAGGCATTACGCGCTACCTCCCGAAGCCATGATGCGCACCGAAAGCAGGCTGGCCATAATCAACACCAGCCAGCCACCGATCGTCATCCAGTTGCAGAACGGTCCGATATCAAACGTGATAGTCGCACCGAGAAGATCGACAGCCGGCGGCGTAGGACATGACCTGGACCAGCCGTAGCCCTGCGTATCCAGACCATCACTGCCCGGTGTGCCGCCCGGCTGACCGCCCGGTGCACCACCTTCAGAGCCATCGGTAAACGCGCCATCCGGGTCGCCTTCGCCATGCTCGCCCAGGGCACCTTCAAGCACGCCATCGCCAACGCCCGACGTGTCCGGATTCGGCACTGTGCCATTGCCCTCGCCCGAGCCATCGCTCGGCATTCCGCCCTTGGCGAGCTTCTCGACTGCGCACGCGGTACGCCACTGCATCAAAAGCTGCTGATACTCCATCGGCTTGCAGCCGTCGCCAGTGCATACCGGCATGCTGCTGCACATGCCGCCAGAGATATTTGCTTGCTTCCGCGTATTGCAGTCGATGCGCCATTGAATGCGCGCCTGGCCGCACATGATCGGATCGCCGGCACAGTTCGGAGGCACGTTACAGCTATCTCCACCGCTGAATTGTTTGCCATCCTCATTGTTGTTTGGATCATCCGGGTCCTGGTCGGAATCCGGGATGCCATCGTTGTTCTTGTCCGGCTTGCATGTGCCGTCCTTGCCCTTCGCTTGACCAGTTGGGCATTTGTTCTTGTCGTTGTCCGCAGTGCAAAGACCGTCGATTCCGGTAGTCATGCCAGCAGGGCATTCCTCACCCTTCTTGACGCACACGCCCGAAGCGTTCAACACATGCGTGATAGGACAATCATCGTTGTTCGTGCACTTGCCATCCGGCGTTGACTTCTGACCTTCAGGGCACTCAGTGTTGATCGGCTGACAAACGCCCAGATATCCGTTCCATACCCACGATGGCGGCGTAGTGCCGCCGGGGTTCTTGGCGTTGCACTCATCCTTGCCCTTGTTCGGATCGCACACATTGCCGGTGTAGTCAGCCATCGTGGTTTCGCGCCCCTGCGAGTCCGCACCCATCCATGTGTACTTTTGCTCGCAACCGCTATTGCAGCGAGTAGAGCCGCCAGGAGGAAGAAAGAGCGTTGACTGAGAGGGCTTCTTGTCGCACGTCTGATTCTTGCCATAGTAATAACGCCCCAAAGGGTTGCCCCCGGTACAACCAACGGTGCCGGTAACAGGGCGCTCCGCATAGCATTGATAATAGGCAAGCTCCGCACTCAAAGAATGCGGCCCAGACACCTTGCCTTTCCAATCTGTCCAGCCTGACGTTGCATTGCGATCAGCCTCAAACGCAGCAGCACGCGAAGCCGCAGCGGAGTACGCGGCACCTTGATCGCACGGCGATTGTTCAGTGCACGACTGCGCACGCGCTGAACCAATCCCCACCCACGCCAATACAGCCATCACCAGCAGTGCCGCCACGCGCCGCGCAACCGCATTGGCGAAGATGCGAGCAACCCACCGCATCAGTCGAAATCCACGAAGATGATCGTGAGCGCGAGAACCAGCACGATCAGCACTATCCAGCCTTCCATATCCTGCCCCTAAAAGATGGGCGGGAGGGTGTCGGCCCTGCCCGCCCTGGCGCTTACATCGCGCGGCGCACCCACTTGTAGACCTTGATGCCGACCATCACGATCAGCACCGCAGCGCCGATGGAAGCGATGGGGCCGGAGGCGCCCTCAATGGCCGAGACCACCGCGCTGACATCGACACCACCACCGCCCGACGCGAACGCCGAGCCAGCAGCCAGCGCGGCGGTACCCACACCGGCAACCGCCGGCAGCTTGCGCGCGATGGCGCCCTTGAACTTCTTCATGCTGTCCTCCTTAGGACTGTTGCAGAGCTTTGCGAACAAGCCGGAACGCGTAGGCCACGGCCAGCAGATAGGCGATTGCCGACCCGATAGCCAAGGCATCCTCAACCGGCAGTTCCGGCAGTAGTGACGGCTGAGGAATCCAGATCACAGCCGTGCATTCCCCGCTGGCCGCGTCCAGGTCGCGTTCAAGGCATGCGGGGATCAACACGGCCATGGGTTATGCCGCCGCCTTCGTGGGCTGCTGCGGCTGCGGCTTGACCGGCGTCGCCGGATCAACCAGCGTCATGCGGCGCGCCAGTTCCACGCCGAAACGACCCGGCACCAGATCGCTGGTGACGTCCCACTCCTTCACCGCGCCCACCAGGTAGCCCTTGTCCAGGCCGTCCACCTCAACTTCGATCTGGATGCGCATGGCGTCCGTTTCCAAGCTGGCGCGCTGGCTGTAGATGGCTTTCTGCATGCCCTTCGACGTGGTGACGGTGCGGGTTTCGACGCCGGACAGAATCGTGATCTTCGGAGTGTTCATCTCGTTTTCTCTTTTCGTTGGATTGGTTGGCTTCGTTGAGGTTTGCTGCAAAACTCGGGCGGTACTGTGGGGTCAAGCTATGAACCCCCCTTACCCCCCTTGCGGAGGTCGTCGGCGGAGCCCTGCTTTGTCCCCGTTGCGCGATGCTTGCATCAGTCCGCCCGGTCGCCTGGTGCTGCTGGTGCGGCTGGCGAGGCCGTATTGCCAACCATCCGAAAACCAAAAGCGGGTTTTCAGTGGATGGTTGTCTGCCCTCGCCTGCCGTCTGGTCATGTCGTCCAGGTGGCTGGCTCCGGCACCGCCAAGACCGCCGGCGGGTGTTGCAATGGCCGTGGATCGCTCCCCGGCTGTTTCGTTGACCAGTCCGTAGGGGAACGCCCCTACACCCCGGTCATGGCGTCCTGCTCTGGTCGGCGGGTGTAGTCGATCGGTGGCGGCTGCCACGCGCCGAAATTCCGGCTGAAATCGACTGTCCCGCCCTTCGTTACGTACTTCGACACGTAGCCGGTGATATCCGCCTGGCTACGCGGTGCCTCTATTCGGTTTCGCCCGAATTCCCGGTACCAGAACTCATGCCACTGGTAGCGGTTCATCAGGCGATTCAAGTCATCGGTAGCCGTGGCTGCCACGGCGTGGAAGTGGAGCCGACCGTCGCGGTGGAATTCCTGGCCACGCGCCCACTGGATGCCGCCGTGCCATCGCGTTGACCACTTCGGGCCGAACAGCTCGCGGTTGATGCAGCTGACGAAGTAGCGGAACGCCTTGTCGGCGGCTTCTTCGTGCATGCCGCCGTTGCGGCCCGATTTGCTGACGCGAAACGTGAGCGTCCAGAACTGTTGCCAGGGGATGCGCTGGAGTAGCTCGGCATATCCAGCTGCTTGACGATCAGCAGGCCGCACGACGTGCAGCAGGTCAGCTTGGCATCCGTCGCCTGGAGCTTCTGGAAACTGCCCCCGCAGTGGTAGCAAGGGCTGTTCGAGTGATGCTCCATCATCTGTCATCACCCTGCCCTGCCAACGCACGGCGCAATGCAGCGCACTCGTCCAGGTGCTCTTGTGCTACTCGCTTGATCCGGAGCCACAACTGACGCTGTTTCGAGGACAAACGAACAGGGAAAAGATCCACTCCATCGGCAGCCGAAAGCACCGCAGTAGCGTGCTGGTGCGCAATACGCGCACCGCGATACGTGTCAGCAATGCGGCTCATGCAGCTTCGTCCCAGCCTGCCCGACACACCGGGTCAGTGATCCACGAATCAGGCTCAGACCGTGACCGCTTCGACCAAGCAAGCACATCCAGTCGCCCAGCGCGTCCGTATTCCAACGCCGATTGGAACGCAATGCTAAAAAGACGCTGCTGCGCTGACGCCTGAGAAACGCGCCAATCCAGCACCCGCACACAAAGCTGCACCACGCCGACAACAATCAGCACGGCGCAGAAAAGAAGAAGAAGGACAGCGAAGATCATGCGGCCACCTGCGGCGCGGCGGGAAAAACAACCGGAGAACGGCGCACGATGGCGTGGTGGCCTGAGCAGCAGAGATCGGCGGCATCCCGATTGGCTGCGCCGTAGGTGTCATAACCGTCAGACCAAATCGCCCAGGACTGCGAGGGTGTATCCCAGACCAGAACCGCGAAAGTGGACATTGCGGACTCCCCACCCCCTCTCCCAAAGTCCCGCCCATGCCCTCCCCGTCAGGAGGGCCCGGCCGGGGGTGGGCCGGCGGGCGGGTGTCAGGCCTGCGCCAGACAATCCCAGTATATGGTATTTGCCTGACACTGCAAGGCATGGGCCTGACAAAATGCACGTTAAATCGCTTATCGCACTAGCTGTTCAGCGATCATTAAGGAACAGCATGAGGGGGCTTGCCGAGCAGATCGGCGTAACGGTCGCATCGCTCAGCGAATGGAACACGGGCAAGCGCCCGATCCCAGACGACCGCATCCAGCAGCTGGCAAAAATCGCCGGGCAAGATGCCGGCCCATGGCTGCTGCTAATCCACTCGGAGCAAGACCAAGGCGAGTTAGGCCGCGAGTGGGCGAAGCTCTACAAGCGCCTGGCAGGGGCTGCAATGGCCCTGTTCTTGATGTTCGGCGCAATGATGCCAAAGCCCGTAAAAGCAAGCGAAATCAGTAGCTTGCAGGCCGGCGAATGGCAGCAATGTATATTATGTTATAATGGTGGCTCGCGAACTTGGAACATCCCCAATGCTGTTTCCAAGTCGCCACGTCCTCACAGCCAAGTTGAGAAATCGCTAACGAAAGCACTCTTCTTGCTCGGTCCGTCGCACGAAGAAGTTTTAGGAAGACTTGGTGCCAATGCAGCACCAAGTCCGAATGCACTGGAGTTACGGGCGTTGAGCGATCCAAGCAGAGCTGGCAGGCCTCGGGAATTCGATGTAGCTACCGTTAGCAAGCTGCGCAACAGCTCGGAGCAACTTCTCGGCTACTGA